TGTCGCCTTCCACCAGGTGATCGGTAATTACTCGCATGGGTCAGCCCCTCCCCACCAGGTTCTGGAACGTTAGGTTCAAGTCCGGCCACTGGCCCTGGCCGAGGGTCGAGCCGGTGAAAGCAGGATCCCCAGGCATGGTGAACGTCTTCGTTCCGATCGGGTTCGCGGCCTGCCAGTAGAGCGGTCCGCCCGCCGGCCCCGCCCACAGAATCCAGTGCGTCGCGGTGAGGGGCGTCCAGGGTCCTTGTGAGAGGCCGACCTGGTCCATAACGCCCGTCGAAGGATTCAGGCTGGCAATCGAGACCTGGAGGACCTGGCCGTCCGCCTGGGTGAACGAAACGATCGGGGACGGACCGGACTCCGCATTCTGCGTGTTCAGCTCCGACACATACCGGGAGGCGTCGTAATACGTGATGGCCACCTGGAAGACTTGCGCGGTACCGCCGCCGGCGACGGGCGACAGATTGTCTGCGGTAAACGTGCCGGCGTTGATGCCGTGCTTGGAAGCCGGTGCCTCGAGTGGCTGGGCGACGAAGGGCAGCCCGTTTTGCCGCAATTGCCGCCAGTGGAAGTCCGCGTCCTTGGTGTAGCGGTCGTACTTGTCCTGCAGCCGGTCCTTGCCCATGCGCGCGCTGGCGTTGCGGTACAGCAAGGAAAGGGTAGTGTATGCGAGCCAGAGCTCCACCGACGAAGCCGCGCCCGCGTATTGAGATTCGGTGGCCACCACCTGGTTCAGCCTGGTCCGCGCCTGGTTGCGCGCCGGACCGCCGATGTAATTCACCGCGGCCTGGTGTCCGCCGCTGACTCCGATCGCCGAAAGTGTATTGGTGTACATCTGCTGCGCCGCGATGATTCGCTGCGCGCATTGCCGCCAGCCCTGTTCGCACGTCGACCCGGGTCCCTCGATCAGAATCGACGGCTTGCAGCTCGCCGCCACGGGCGCGACTTCGCTGTCGATCTGCGTGAGATCGGAGGCTGTGACGATATCTGAGTCGGTGAACAGCATCAGCCCAAATGAATCCGCCGGCTATCCCGAGTGCATGCGCGCCATGCGACGAAAAACGCGCCCACGACGAGCCCGGCAACGAAGGCCGCGATATCGACCAGAAAACGCATACCTCAGTGCTCCCGTTCGTCGGGAAGCGGCTCTTCTGGTGGCTCCTCAGCCAGAATGGCTTCCAGCTTTGCCACCAGGTCCCTTGCTTTCGCTTGTTCCTGCGCCGATGTTGTGCGGCGCACCTCCAACTGGAGGAGGAAAATCAGCGCTTCCAAAATCGTTTGGCCCATGATCGTCTGCTATTCCAGCCAGGCGTGCGCTTTGACGGTTCCCGGTGTGCCGTCGATCGCCAGGCAGTTGAGCCGGAGCGCCGCATTGGTGACGTTGATCCGGGTCAACGGAATGTCGTACGTTGCCCATTCCTTGGCCACGCCTTCGGTCGGCTGCGACCCCTGGAAGTGCGCCACCGCAACCTGGCGGGCATCCGAAAACGGGGTGGCGTTGGCCGTGTCCTCGATCGCAAACAGGGCGCGCTTGCCGGCCGCCAGCCCGCGAACGGTCAACTTGATGCTCTTGAAGCTGGCGACGGCCGAGGTGTCGAGCGACCCCGTAACGGCGCCGGCCGCGGCGACGGTCTGTTCGCCGGTGGTGATATCGCTAAGTGCCATTGGCTACTTCTCCTTCTTGGGGGTTGCCGGCGGCGCCGGCGGGTTAGACTGCTGCTGCTCATGTATGGCCCCGCGGGCGGCCAGTTTCACGAGGTCCTGCAACTCCTGGGGCATGGCGAGCTGGCCCTTGCGGCCCAACTCGGTCTTGGCGAGCGCGAGCGCCGCCTCGTCCTGCTCCTTCAGAAACTGCGCAATTTGTTCTTCCGACGCGAGCGCGTGCGTCTTGCCGACGATCAGCTTGGCAACCTGCTTTGCGTCGGCGAGGTCCATCACGCGGCCGCCAACCGTCCCTTTGTCGGTGTTTTCGACCGACACGAGATAGTAGACCTGCTGCCGCGGCAGCTTGTCCATGACGGCGCGGACGTCGGCCCAATAGCGATTGAGGTCCATAAGGGACGCCTTAGTTGGACTGCACAACCACGAGGTGATTGTTTCTCAACAGGCCGCACCCGTAAAGCATGTCGACGGTGAATTGCTGGGCCAGGGTGCCGGGCTGATAGCTCATCACCACGCGGAAGCCGAAGTTGCCGACCTCGCCGTATTCGGCGATCGCGCCGGTCCCGGGCAGGGGCTGCGGCAGCCGGCGAATCACAAGAGCGATCCCGTTTCTATGGAAGGCTAGGTTCTTGTAGGTGGTCGACAGCGCCACGAGCTGCGAGCGGAAGACGTAGAAGTCTTTCACCTTGCCGAAGAGTCCCGCGCTTCCACCCGGCAGATAGGCGGTGAGCATGGTGTCCTTCTCACCCAAGGTCTGGAATTCGCTAAAGCGCGGGATCTGGCGCATCGCAGATGCCGCGCTACTGGCGATCACCAGAAACTTCGGCTCGTTCTGTGGGATGTAGTTGTCGAACAACACCTTCTCCGCGGAGTCGATGCGCGCCTCGTCCATGGCGCTGTTCGCGCCCAGCGCGGCGTTGGCGGTGGCCAGCGGCCACAGGTTCAGGAGGTCCTGCTCAACCTTGGTAACGACCGCGTTGATGGCGGGCTGCATATAGGCGCCCAGCAAAGCCGGGAAAGCCAACATCTTCGTCACGTCGGGAATCTGGAAGGTCGCTTCGGCGTGCGTGTTGAGCACGATCTGCGCATTACCGAGCGACGGATTCTGCGTCTGCACGCTGCCGCCTTCGGTGATGTCATTCGCCACCAGGTTGCCCGGGATCGGAACGTTGATCACGTCGCCGGTGTTACCCAGCACGGCCTCGAAGTCCCGGTTCACCAGGTTGCCCATCACCAGGTTCGGCAGCAGGGCAGGCATCGCCTGTGCGGCCACGAGTTTCACGATCGCATTGGCCACATTGGCCGAAGTAATGTCTGACATCTTCGATAATGCTCCAGGTTGCAGGTTGTGGAGGCCTCAAGACGCGAGGCCTCCCGGGCTGGACTACTTAGCGCTGCCCTTGCAGGACAGCGCTGATCTGGGCCGCGGCGGCGGCGACGTCTGCGGCCGACATGCCGGGCTTGATGCTCTCCAGGCTGACAGCGGCCGTGCCGCCTGCCTGTTTGCCGGCCCGTGCGCCGGCGCCGCTGACTTCTTTCGGGGCCAGCAGGTACGGCTTGGCGCGGAGGCCCTCGTCGAGATACTGGTCGATCGGCGTGCCGTCGTGTCCGACAAACGCGCCGTCTTCGGTCCGCTTGATCTTCGACCCGAAAATTTCAAAGGCATCCTCGGCTGCTGCATCGTCCGCAAACTTGAACTTAGAAAGCTTTGTACGAACTAAAGCTTCCTGCTCCTTCCGTTCGGCGGCGGCTTTCGTCGCGTCCGACTCGGTCTTCATGGCCTTGAACTGGTCGTCCAGTTCCTTGTTTCGGCGTTCCAGCGCCCGCAACTGCGCGGCGACTGCTGGATCAGCGGGTTTGGCGCCGCTGGTAGCAGTGGCGTCGGTGGTGGAGTCCTGCGTCTCGTTCCCGGTGGCCGTCGAGGCGGCGGGCGTGAGCTTCGCAATATCGGTCTTGAGGGTGGTGGCGAAGTTTGTAAAGAGTTTCGTCACATCCCCCAAGAGGGAGGTTCGAAAGGCGGCGGGATCAAACGCCGCTGTGCTTCCGCCTCCGCCTTGGCCGTCATCGGCAGCGTCTAAAAGGGATCCACGGGTAAAACGTAACATGTATTTTTTCTCCTAATGGCGCATTCCGGCGCCGTGTCCGCGAGAGCTGCGCGGCCAGTTTGAATTGAAAGTGGGTTTGGGGCTACTGCGAACTGGGAAGTGCTATTTTGAAAACTGCTCCGAATCGAATGGGCCTAACAGGGGGCCGCCGGCACGAACGATGAGCGGCGGCCTTTATGCGCTGATCTGGTCCGCACCCTTAAACGATTGACTGAATTTGGCGAGCTGGTCCGCTTGCTGCGTTTCGGCGAGCAGCGTGGCCGCGCCTTCGGGCGTGGGGTTCGTCGTAATTTCTGCGTCGATGGTTGCCAGGGTTTCCGGGTTCATGTCGGGCAACACAATCCTGACGAGCTTCTTGTCGCGCTCGCGGCGGTATGTGTCCGACTGGATGTCGATCACCGTGGACTTCTCGATAAAATCCATCTCTTCGACCGACGCCTTGTCCTGGAAATCGAAGCCGCGCACATCCGGCGCGATGTCGGTGAAGCCGCGGATCGCCAGCACGTCCTCGTAGACAACCTGCATCGCCGGGCGGATTACATCGCC